AAGCGGTTACGAAAATTTTTTAGATGAACAAAAAAATTTAAAAGGTATATATAAAACACATAATGCTTATAACGAATTTTTTACAAATAAAAATTTAACAGCAGGATTTGTATATATAACTAGAAATGTAAAAGACATAATAATTTCTTTTGCTTATCATTATAACTGTTCCATAGATGATGCTATTGATTTAGCTATACCTAATAGAAAAAAACATATTGAATCATGGAAAAGATTTACTGATGTTCCTAGTTTATATTTAAATTATGAAGATATAGTAAAAGATACAAAAAAAGAATACACAAAATTGTTACATTTTTTACACATAAAAATAGATAAAAAAAAATTAGATAAATCTATTAAAAATACAAGTTTTTCTAATTTAAAAAAATTAGAAATAGATAAGGGATTCTTTGAATCGGCTGATTATAAAACAAAAAAAGAACGGCCATTTTTTAGAATTGGTAAAGTAAAACAGTGGGAGAATGTTTTTAATAATAATCAAAAGGAAAGAATAAATTCTTTACTTTATTAAATAGGAGATACTATGATAGTAAAAGAAATAAAAACAGAAAATCCTACCGATAATAAAGGTAGACCCAATGGAAAAACATGGGATGCAACTGCAACAGAAAAAACTGTGGAGTTATACCCAGATGAAAATACAGAAATAGGTCTAGCACAGCGAGTAAATAACTTAGAAAGTAAATTAGATTCTTTATTAAAAATTTTTATGGATAAAAAATAATGAATAATATAAATTGTGTAGTTTGCGGACATGCGTGTCATTGTTCAAATGGTGGGAGTTGTTGTATAGAAAATTGCCAATGTGGTAATTGTCAACATGAATTAAAATCGGAGATAGATTAATGAAAGAAACTAAAGAATTAAACTGTATTGGATACCCACACGATGACCCTTATGGGTTATCTGCGGCATTTTGGAAAATTTTTACTAAACCAGAAGTTAAAAATAAAAAAGAAACAGAAAAACTTAAAAAGATTTCATCTAAAATAAAAAAACAAAGTGCAAAGGATTTTTATTAATGCCTGAATGTTGTCCTACATGCGGTTGTGATAAAGATAAATGTATTTGCGAGGATGGATGTGATTCTTGTGGGGCTTAGTGAATAAGAACAAAACAAGAAAAACCTTGACAGAAAGCGAATTTAGTGTATAATATATAAAGGGAGACATGGCTACAACATACTTAACATTAGTAAATAATGTATTAAACGAAATTAATGAATCAGAACTAACATCTACTACTTTTTCGAGTAGTAGGGGTATTCAAACATCTATTAAAAAATTCGTTTTAAAAGCTATGCATGAGATATATAATAGTATCTCAGAAATACCAGATTTATATTTATCTACAACACAAGATACTTATGCAGGTAAAAGAGTATATTCTTTACCTAGTACAGATTCTCCTCAATCTGGTGATTTAGCTTATAGAAAAATAGATTGGCAAACTTTTAGATTAGTTCCTAAAGAATTAGTTACTAATGGTGAATTTACTAGTAATATAAGTAGTTGGACTACTATAGCAGGTGCAGGAAGTGCGGCTTACAATAGTGGTGGTAATGGTAGAGCTAGATTAAATGATTATGCTATATACCAATCTATATCTACTGTAGTTAATAAAGATTATAGAGTACAAATACGAGCGTTTGATTCTAATAGTACTGGACAAGCATTAAAAGTACAAGTAGGTACAGCCGCAGAAGGTACACAAAATTTAAGTACAACTTTAACAGTTTCTGATTATGGTGCAGGTGCAGTATTAGATACAACTTTTACAGCAACAGCACAAACAAGTTATATAACAATAAATAATACATCAACAGCAACAAATATGGATGTTGATTATGTTAGAATATCTGAAAATATTCCAGTTCGTAAATTAAGATATGTATCTTATGATGATTGGAATAGAAAGTATTTAGAATCTGATTTAACTAATGATTCTAGTTCATATGGAACTCCTAGTATGATTTATCCTACACAAAATAAAGAATTTGGTTTATCACCTGTTCCAGATGCAAGTAATTATACAATTCAATATGAATATTGGAAAGTACATACTGATTTATCTGCTCATGGGGATACTATGGATTTAGATGATAGATTTAAAGATATAATAGTAAATAGAGCAAAATATTATGCTCATATTTTACGTTCAGATTTACAATCTGCCCAATTAGCTGATAGAGAAGTTAAAGAAGCTTTAAAATCTATGAGAGTAGAATATATTAATAATGCATCGTACATGACAGACCATAGAGTTAATCATGGGGGTCGTGTAGGGTCTGGAGTATTTTAATGCCATACGAAGGTATGCAAAAACCTATGGTAGTAAGTTGCTCTGGTGGCTTAGTACTAAACAAAGACGTTTTTGCTATGCATCCGGGAGAAGCTTTACAACTACAAAACTTTGAACCTAGTATTGAAGGTGGCTATAGAAGATTAAATGGTACAACAAAATATAATTCTACTATAGTTCCTCAAGTTTCTCTAAGTACAGAAAGAATTCAATTATCTGCAATATTTAATGATATTATTGTAGTGGCAAGAGGTGGTACTGTATCAACAGGGACTACTTCTGGTAGTTGGACTTCACGGGCTACAAGTAAGGGTACAAGTTATACTTACGATTTTGATAAATATAATTATGATGGTAATGACAAAATAATTATTGCTACAGGAGAAGCGGCGGCATTTACTTTAAATACAAGCTACTCAGAAGATATTATAAATGCAACAGGAGGCGGTACTGCACCAACTAATCCTAAGTTTGTAAAATCATTTGCAAATCATATGTTTTACGCAGGAATGTCTAATGCAACATCAACCTTAATATTTTCTGGCCCTTATACAGAAGATGATTTTGATACGGGAGCAGGCTCTATTATTATGGGTGATGTTATAACAGGATTAAAAGTATTTCGTGATGAATTATTTGTATTTTGTGAAACAAGTATATATAAAATAGCAGGAACAAGTTCAAGTGATTTTGCTAAAGCTGAAGTAGCAAAAGATATAGGTACGTTATCTCATCACTCTATACAAGAAATAGGTGGTGATATTATATTTTTAGCGGCTGATGGTTTGCGTACAATTGCAGGTACTGCTAGAATTGGTGACGTAGAATTAGGTACTATATCAAAACAAGTTCAAGAAAGAATAAATGAAATTGGATATGATAATGTAACATCAGTAGTTATAGGAAATAAATCACAATACAGACTATTTTATCCAATTACAACTGGATTAGAAAAAATTCAAAGAGGTTTAATTGCAGTAATAAAACAAAATCCTAACACACAGCAAATGGGTTTTGAATACGCCGATATAAAAGGTTTAAAAGTTTCTTGTTGTGATTCTAATTTAATTAGTAATGTTGAAACTACTATTCATGGTGGTTATGATGGATATATTTATAAACAAGATGATGGTAATGTATTTACTAGAGCATCTTCAACGGATAATATGGATGCTACTTTTCGTTCACCAGATATAACAATGGGAGACCCCGGCGTTAGAAAAAATATGCAACGAGTAAATTTAAATTGGAAACCAGAAGGTGAAGTAGAAGCAAATTTATACGTTAGGTATAATTATGATGATGTTAATACGCCACAACCAGATGTAGTAACATTAACAACGGATGGTAGTGGAGCAATATTTGGTATTGGTTCATATGGTACTGCGGCATACGGCCAAGGTGATTTACCTATAACAAGACAATCAGTAGAAGGTTCTGGATTTGCTGTAGCAATAAAATTAACAGATACAAGTAATAAAATACCTTTTGCATTAAAAGGATTTGAATTAGAATTTACCCCGGGAGGAAGAAGATAAATGGGAGCAACATATACAAGACAAAGTTCATCTGGAATAGTTGATGGTGGTGTTATTGAGGCTACTGACCTTAACAATGAATTTGACCAATTACTAGCGGCATTTGCAGTAAGTACTGGTCACAGCCATGATGGAACTGCGGCAGAAGGTGGGCCAGTAACCAAGTTACTTGGTACAGCAATAACTATTGGTGATGGTACATCTGGTACAGATATAGCAGTTACATTTGATGGTGAATCAGCAGATGGTGTTTTAACATGGATGGAGGATGAGGATTACTTTAAATTCTCTGATGATATTTTAATTAATAGTACTGAACGACTTAACTTTCAAGATACTGGAACATATATTTATTCCTCTGCAGATGGGCAATTAGACTTAG